AACGAAGAGGGTGGCATTACTACCATGCAATGGGAAACTTATAATACTATTATGCATGAACGATACATTGATGGCTTAAAAGAAACTTGGGCTGTTGCTGTTGGTTCTATCAATTCTCTTATTGATAAGACAACAGATGAAACAGAACTTACTGGATTACTTCATGCTAAACTAACACTTAAGGAGGCACTAAGTGAGCACCGCTCAAAGTTTATGGGATAGTGCTTGGCTTAAAGAAGCAGAAGGTGTTGACTTAACCTTTGCTCGTGTTGGTGGTAGAACATCTAAAGCATTTCCTAATAGAGAGAACGTAGATTTCTGGCAACAGACAGGACCTGAATGGGTTCAGTCTTATATTGATTGGCGTGTTGCTAATACAGATTGGAAGATTTGGTATACTCCTGAGGGCGCACCCGCCATAGAGTTGGGGTTAACTCCTATTTTTGCTGGCGTACCAGTGAAGATGGTTCTCGACAGAGTGTTTGAAGTCAACGGTGAGTTGGTCGTGGTTGACCTCAAGACTTCACAACAAACCCCAACTAGTACCTTACAACTTGGCTTCTATAAACTAGGACTCAAGCAAATCTTTGATATAGATATTAAGTATGGTACCTACTGGATGGCTAGGCAAGAGGGAACCTCTGCTTTAGTAGACCTTAGTAGTTATACAGAAGAGAAACTTGAATACCTTGTCGGCTCCTTTGATAAGGCACGCAAGGCTGGTATATTTATCCCCAATACAAACAACTGCAATCGTTGTGGACTTACAGAATACTGTCAGTTCACCTCGAAGAAATGAGAAAAATGGCAAATGAAGACTGGAAACTACAGGTTTCCTACAAGACACCATCAGGTGATATGATAAATGTACGTGCTAATACTGCTGATGAACTATCAGTATTGTTAGAGGGCGTAGGAGATTACTCCACACAGATTGCTGCTACTCAGCAGAAGATAGTGGGTTCATATAACTTAAACCCTTTATCGACATCGAGTTCCACTACAGGCACAAGGCCCTCGAGTTACTCCGCACCAACCCCAGTGTCAGCAGTATCAGGTACAGCAGCGCCAGTGTGCAAGCACGGAGGCCGTATATGGAGAGAAGGAATCAGTAAGGCTAGTGGTAAACCATATGCTTTCTGGGCTTGTCCCTCTCCTCAAGGAACATCTGACCAATGCAAGCCAGTAAATTAATAGACTGGCATAAATCTTTTTACGGAACTAGAAAGGAACCAGGATGCGTACACTTGTCAGAAGCGTTGGCCGTGCCAGTATTGGTGGGGAACCATTACCATCGTGCTTCAAAGCATTTGAATCAAACAAGATTATCATCCGTCGGTCTGAAGTTTCTATGTTTGCAGCAGCACCAGGAGTTGGAAAGTCAACACTTGCATTAGCATTAGCATTAAAGATGAAGGTGCCAACCTTATACATATCTGCTGATACTAATGCGCATACTATGGCTATGCGTTTAGCCTCCATGATTTCGGGAAAGAATCAAACAGATGTAGAAGGGATGCTACATTCTGATATTGGTTGGACTAAGGCTACTCTATCCAAGAGTAGCCACATAGTCTGGTCCTTTGAATCAGCACCAACACTACAAGATATTGATGAAGAAGTCCAAGCCTTTGAAGAACTATGGGGTTGTTCTCCTACACTTATTATAGTAGATAACTTAATGGATGTAGCCACCGATGGTGGTGAAGAGTTCGCTTCAATGAGAGCGATAATGAAGGAGTTAAAATATCTTGCTCGTGCTACTAATTCGGCTGTTGTCGTTCTTCACCACACTAGTGAGGCTGTGCTTGGGACACCGTGTCAGCCACGCTCTGCTATCCAAGGTAAGGTGGCACAATTACCAGCGCTTATATGTACACTTGGTGTTGTCGGAACTTCAATGGGTGTTGCTCCCGTCAAGAACAGATACGGAAGAGCAGACGCAGGTGGTGGATTGATGACTTGGATTGCATTCAACCCTGAGTATATGTTCGTTGATGACATACCAGAAAATAATTAATGATAATAGAATTAAGTAAAGACGAGGTTAGAGTATGCACTATGCTTGCCGTAGAGAGATGGTTAACTAAGTTTGGTTCTACTGACCAACCTAACTACGCACAAGGTAAAGCAGATGGTAAACTAGAGCCTGAGATTAACGCTAACATACGGGCTAATGTATGTGAGTGGGCTGTTGCTAAGCATTACAATCTTGCTTGGAACAATCCTTGGTATCCAAATGCTTTACATAAGAAGCGTTACCCACTACCTGATGTTGGAGAAAACTTAGAGGTAAGGTCTATTAGAACTCAAGATAGCATAGCATTCTGGGGTAAGGACAAGGAGAAGGTTATAGTTGGAACTAAATGTTTAGACCTAGAATATTTTTCTAAGGTAGAAATATTTGGTGTTGCATATCCCGAAGAGTTTATGAAGCCTGAATACTATGACTCTTATATTAATGGATGGCGTATACCCATAAGTGGGTTTACGCATGAGTAGTTATGGTAAACGAAAGGGTGCTACCTTTGAGACTAGTGTAGTTAAATGGCTACGTCTTAAAGACATACTAGCGGAACGATTGACTAAGGCTGGTGCTAAAGATGAGGGTGATGTAGTTGCTTTCTTAGATGGGGCAGCAAACATACTAGAACTTAAGGCAACAAAGAAGTTAGACTTACCACAGTTCTGGCGTGAGGCTGAGGTAGAGGCAGAGAATTATGCTAAGGCTAGAGGATTAAAAGAAGTACCATATAAATTTGTAGTAGTTAAACGTAGGCAAGCAGGTATAGATAAGGCTTGGGTGGTGGAAGATTTTGAACAATGGACTAAGAGGGCAGGCAAATGACTTACCAAACATACGAGAGATACTCATCCACTATGGAGCGAGTATACGACAAGAGCACGGGCAGGCTAATATCAAATGCCCTTTCCACTCTGACACTCACCAATCAGGAAGCGCTAATCTCGACGATAACATATTCATATGCTTCGCCTGTGGAGTCCAAGGTAACAGTTTACAAATTGTCGCACAACAAGAAAGGGTAGACATACGTGAAGCAAAGTCAATTGCAGAAAGAATTGTTGGGACAAGCAGCACTACGATACGGGGCAAACATTTATCAGGCAGAGGATTACCTCAGAAGCAGAGGTATAACAATGGAAGCAGCGCGACTGGCAAGATTCGGCGTAGTAGGGGAGGCTGAGATTGGACATGAACAATTCCAAGGAAGATTATCCATACCATATATTACCAAGACTGGTACTGTCGATATTCGTTTTCGCTCTCTTAATCCTGCTGTTGAACCTAAGTACATGGGATTAACTGGGGCAGAAACTAAGATGTATAATGTATTAGATATAGAAAAGGCAGGAGATTTCATAGGAGTGTGTGAGGGTGAACTTGATACAGTTACTTTATCTAGTTGCGTTGGTATACCTTGTGTCGGTGTGCCTGGTGCTAACAGTTGGAAGAAACATTATACCAGATTACTCGCTGACTTTGAAAGAGTATTTGTATTTGCAGATGGAGACCAACCAGGAAAAGAGTTTGCCAATAGTTTGGCAAGGGAGTTGCCCGTCACTATCGTGCAGTTGCCAGATGGAGAAGATGTGAACAGTGCATATGTTAAGTATGGTGCTGACTATATAAGAGATAAGGCAGGGTTAAATGGATAACAAAGTACCCCCTTGTCCTGAGTGTGGTGAGCAATTTGATAATGTATTCCAAGCAACTGACCACTTACTAGAAGATGATGAGAAGTTTGACCCATCCTTAATCTTACCTAATGGTGCTAGATTAATGATAGGTTCTTTACTTAGGTGTCTGTATAAATATGCAGAACAACCAGAACAGGTGAAGGTTATAACTCAATCTGCATACATGACATTGTTTACGGCAGAAACACAGCCCGATGCAATCAAAGATATAGTAGAAGAGATGATAATAAAATCACAGATGATGGAAATAGATGACGAAATCAAACAACTACTTGAAGGAGGAGAGTGAAGAATGGCAGATTATAACCCACTTGGAAAAGCAAGGTTTCCATATAACACAGATAAAGAAGATGGGTGGGAAACTCGTAGTTACCCTGACAGTATCTCTTTTGAATCAGCAGTAGGAGCAACCTACCAAGAACTATTAGATTTATTGATGTCTAAACATAAAGATTACGGACCAAAGAATATTGCTGACGCACCTGGCGGTGCCATCAATGGACTGCGTGTGCGTATGCACGATAAGTTGGCACGGATAAATAACTTGTATGATTCGATAAGAGATATGGCACCTGAACATGAATCCTTTGAGGATTCATTCAAAGATATGGCAAACTACGCAATCATAGGATTGCTAGTACTGAGAGGACAATGGGATAAATAATGAGACCTATACTGGCTAAACCATTTCAATGGTTAATGCGTTTGTTTGGTGTTATACAATTAGCAATAGATGGTGACTCAGAATGGTACAGCATACATCAAGAAGATATAAATATAATAGTTGATGAAGCATTTGCACTTGAAGGATTTTCCAAGGTGAGCCAATGAAGGTTATAGTCTGCGTGTCTGACTTACAGGTACCATACCACGATATCAAGGCAGTCTCAGCGCTGTCTAATTTCATAAAGAAATATAAACCTGACGAGGTGGTATCTGTTGGGGATGAGATGGATATGCAGACTATCTCAAAATGGAGTAAAGGCACCGACCTAGAACACGAGAAGTCTATTGCTAGAGATAGAGATGAGACGCATCGTGTGCTTGAATCATTAAAGATTAAACATATGATTAGAAGTAATCATACAGATAGATTGTTTAATACAATTAAGATGAGAGCACCTGGTCTCGCTGGTTTACCTGAGTTAGAGTTAAAGAACTTCTTAAAACTTGATGACTTAGGTATAACATATCACGAGAAGCCTTATGAACTAGCACCTAATTGGTTGCTACTGCATGGTGATGAGGGTAATGTGCAACCTACTGCTGGTGCTACCGCACTTGGACTAGCCAAGCGTGCTGGTATGTCCGTTGTGTGTGGTCATACGCACCGTGCTGGCTTGACACATTACACTCAGTCATACTTTGGTGGCACACCTAAGACTATATGGGGTCTAGAGACTGGTTGTTTAATGGACTTTAAGTTCGCTAAATATATCAGAGGTGGATTGTTCACATGGCATAAAGGATTCGGTGTCTTGTATGTTGATGGGAATAGGGTTACCCCACAATTAGTTCCAGTTAATATGGATGGTTCATTCGTATTTGATAAGAAGGTATGGAAGTAATTGGACTGGGATAGCATTAAGAAGTGGGACTACATTGTAACAGCGGTTGCATCGGACTATTATAGGAAGTTTAGTATGGTAGAACGAGAAGATATAAAGCAATCGCTGTACCAATGGTTTGCTGAGCACCCAAATAAACTTAAAGATTGGGAAGCGATAGGTGATAAGGATGCAAAGAACTTAATCTATCGTTCACTTCGCAATCAAGCATTAGATTACTGTCAAAGATGGAAGGCTAAGAGCCTTGGCTATGACCTTAGCGACTTACATTATTATGATTCTGAAATTGTAGAAGCATTACTACCACCTGTGTTGCGTGGTGAGTATGGTGTTACACATAAACTAAACCTTGGATTTACTGGTAAGCCATCTGCCCCTGCTGAAGGTGGTAACCTAACTATTATGATGTTAGAGATTGACTCAGGCTACTGGAAGTTAAACAAAGAAGATAGAAATATTATATCCTTACGCTTCGCAGAGAACCTAGACTTCGGCGAGATGGCAAACATACTAGAACTTGGTACTGATAGTGCCGCACGAATGAGACTTAAGCGTTCCATTAGTAGGCT